TCTTCTTCTTCAAAAACAGTATTCTCCGCATATTGTTTTCCTTTGCATATAAGACCTTTTCTAAATCCTTTGTAGCCTTTCATTCTTTACTCCTCTCTATTCGTTCAACGATTCGTCCTGAACGCTCTCTACTTCCTCATATTCGCCAGCTACTTCATCAGGAGCGACCTCAGACATGTCAACGCTGATGCTGCTCTTGATCGTTTCATCATTGCTGACAGCTCTAAGGATGTCTGATCGGAGAGGTGCATATTTAAGGCATTTTTTTATAACCGTTTTCTTCGCCATTTCTTCAAAATTTGACTTCCACGGGCTAGAGCTGCTGTTGTATGACTGGCTGTATCTTCTTGCATGAGCATCAATGTCATCCTTGCTCATTACCTCAAAGCCGTATCCGCCGTTCTCAGCCTTCCAAAGAGCGTAAACAAGGATTAAGCTGCCCCTGTCTGTTAAAGCAGGCTTATGAACCAACTTCGGCTCTAAACCAAGCTCATATTCGAAAGTATCATTCTCATAAACGCACTGAGCCTGTACGGTCTGGATATTCGGATTTCTATAGACAAGGTCAATAAGGCCTTTATAGCCGATTTGGAACTGGCACTCCATCTTGCCGTGATTTCTGTACGGGATAAGATAAGCCTGACCGAGTGGCGTATTCGGTTCAAGACCAAGTTGCGCTGCATTCATCATGGCTGCCAAGAATGTTACAGGCGAACAGTCTCTAAGTTTTACGTTGTTATTCAAAGTGCTGAGCGCCATTCTTGTAAATCGTTCAGGAGTGATAACCTCTGGAAGTGCGTTCTTGATCTCTGGCGACATGGCCTTGATCATGTCCTCAATCTTCATGTTTTTTGTGATTTTTACATCTTTTGACTGTCCTGCTGCCTTTTCAGCTAAGGCTGTTTTTAAATCTGCCATTTTTATTCCTCCTGTAAATTCTTAATCAAAAAGCGTCTGCTTTCTGCTTTGTTTAAATACCCTTCATAGATTGCTGGAAGCTCTTTTTTAAGCTTTTTGCTATCTAACCTATTAGACGTCGTCGTCTTCCATGTTACGCGATAATGGTTAGACTCAGCGCGCTCAGCGTCCTTCATATAGAGTTTAATGTCCTGTTCAATCTGTTCTTTTTCTGTATTCAGCTTTTTAACAAGTTCATTAATCTCCATGATTCTATCTAACTTTTCGTCGTATCCGTATAATTCAACGGTTTCTACGTCTTCTCTGCTTCTTGGATAGAACTGCTTGAGCATGTCGCTATATGCATCGCTTCCATCTGGATCTGGGATGTCATCACCGATGATGTAGCTGTTCCAGAATCTTTCTTCTATTGATTCAAGAAATTTGATTGCATCATCATCTCTGTCTATTCTCTTCCAGACAAGGCCGCCGCCTGCACCCAATATCAGGCATGCGATATACCAGTGATCAAGACCTGTCACTGCCATATAATGCAAGCATTGAGCTTCATAATGTGGTGGAATCTTTCCGTTCTTCCACTGATCGGCACCGTAAGCGCTGCATGTCTTGCATTCGAGTCCTGCGGTCTCTCCGACGACCAATCTGTCGACGTTCGCCAACATGAAAGGATATTCGTCATGCTGGATGATGTAATTGCAGTGCCTAACCTTCTTTCCTGTCTCCTCGCAAAAACGCTTTGCGACGATGTCTTCAAAGTCTCGCCCCTGTCTCATTGCTTCATTGTCAGGTTTCGGCGGAATCTTGCTTTTTTTGTCAGCCCACACCGTCACCGGCGACACATACGGATTGAGACCGCAGATTGCACCGGCATCAGATCCGCCGATGCCTTTTTTTCTGTATTCGAGCCACTTTTCATGACTCATTTCTCTGGTTGATATTAGATTTTTCATTTTCTTCCCTTCTCAACGCCGAGGATCGTAAACAGAACGTCCTGCGTGACAGTTGCTTTGTTCTCAAAAAGCTCTGTCAAAATCATCATTTTTGTGTCTGATCTGACAAGATTTTCGAAATCTTCAACATAGATTTCAACAGTCTCTTTCAAAACCGGCAACGCTGTGATATAATCACGATGAGTGATTTTTTCATTTTTTTCGGCTGACTGGTTGGCGGACCAGTTGGCCTTTTCATTTTTGATAACCATTTTGTTTCCTCCTAAATATTAATCATTGTCTTCAAAATCGCCTCTCCATATCTCGTATAAGAGAATGGCAATGGATACCAGCAGGATGACCGCCGGAATTGACACGATAATCTTGAAAACCATTGAATTCAAAAGTTTCAAGATAACCGCCCACACTAAAGCAACTAGGGTCCCCATGCATACGCACGGAGCAGAAAGCGCTATCTTGTAAGCAAACTCATCCATCCACTCGTTTCTTCTATTCTTCATCCAGACCTCCAATGCTACTTGCGGCTGATCCGAACCAGAACGCCCCAAAGGCACAATACAAAGTGAATAACAGCGTCGAGATGTTAAAGCTAGTATTCACGAAGATACAAGTCGATGCTAGGAACGCCAGCAGATGCAAGCCACAGCATACCTCACAGGCTGCCACCTTGATCGGGCTGATAGCCGGGCGGTCGTCAACCTCTTCACATTCGACGTAGATCGTCTTTTCTCTCTTCTCCCACTCAGGAATTTGCAACCTGCTCATTTTTCTCCATCTCCTTTTTCTTTCTTCTTTCTTCTGCTGCGATAAGCGACGGCCCTATTCTCCGCAGTGCCCTGCGAATATTTTCATAGCGGCGTTCCCTCTCTTCTGGTGTCAGTATCGGCCTATAGAGGTAAACCGTACAGGTTTCGAAATGAAGCACGTTTGCGAGATACAGATCGTCGTCATTTCCTTTTCTTTTCATGCGCTCACCATCCTTCCAATCAGCTGGCAGCCTTCAAAAACTTATTGATGAAATACTGCTGACCTTTGCCTGTGACTTTGACTGTCTTTTTGACTTCTGTAGAGCCATCCGAACGGACGATCACAGTCTCCTTTGTTGTCAGGATGCCAAGGTCGGCGCTTCGCTGTGTCGGCGTATTGTAAGCGCTGCCTTTCTGCCGGATCAGATAGCCATTTTTTCTCATCCAATCAAACAGTCTGTTCTGACCGATATCGATGCCGTTCTGTCTCAAGAGCTTAGCAAGCTCTCCGATCAGAATCGCTGTGCTACTTGCGGCTACAGCATCGGCGAAAATTTCTTTTGGCTTCATTCTGGCTGTATCCTCAAGAAGAACCTTGTTATCTGCTTTCAGACGGTCAATCTCTTTGTCAGCAAGCTTTAAAGCTCTTGCCATCACCTGTTCCGGTGTGTTCCATGCTTTTTCAAGGTCAAGAAAATATTGTCTATACTGTCTTCCTTTATCCGACCGCTGAAGCATACAAATCTGCTTTGCCATGTCGATAGAAATTTGATAGTCCTGCAACTCCTGTTTTGCTAGGGTGTTAAATTCTTTACACCCTACATAATCGGAATTTTCCTCAAAACCGTACTGCAACTGACGATTGAACCATGACTGAAAACGTTCAGACACTTCTAATCCGTTATGCAGCTCTCTCGCCGACACGGTCGGCTGTTCGTTGTCGTAATTGACTTTCACAATATCGTTCATGCTATGCCTCCTCAATAATATCTACTGTTTCGCATCCGAGCGCCTTTGCAAATTTTTCGGCGCTGCTCTGTCTTATGTTCTGACTGTTCAGAAGCACATAAATTCGGCTTCTTGAACAGCCGTAAGTCTTCGCCAGCTCGTCAATGGTCATCTTCTTTCTAATCATAGAAATTCTGACTTTGTCTCTACTGAGCTTCATCTTTTTAACTCCTTTCGTTTATTGTTATTAACAGTTATACTGTTAATTGATGTACCGTAACTGCAAAAATTAAATTCTTATGCACCTCTTTCTTTCTGCTCTAATTTCGCTGCTTCTGCCATCATTGCGAGTGTTCCAGCCGTCCCAGATACTCTTCCGAGATCATACAGGCTCTGAATCTTATCGCAATATTCCAAAATGTCATCATACGCCTGATGGCGCTCCATCTTTGTCATTTTCTCAGCCATTCAAAGGCCCCCTTTCTTATATTTTTAAATCCGGCGCTTGCTTTGACGCTACGGCTTAACCGACGCCGGGATACTCATCTCAAAAGTAATATAAGCATTGACAGCCACCAAACTCCATATTCAATCTGCTTAGTATTATTGTGTTCTTTTGTTGCCTGATTGAATTTAAACCACCAGTACAGCTCCATGGCAAAACATAAGATTTTAAATACCATCTTTATTCCTCCAACGCTTTCAATGCTTCTGCGTAATTATCTGCGCATCTTTCAATTTCAAATGTGGCTTTCAAAAGCTTATTAAATTCCTCTTGTGTAATTGCTTTCTCAAAATCCATAACGATAATGATTCCTCTTGCAAGCCCCAACTGGAAATAGGCGTCTTTGTATTTACCCTTATAAAGGTAATCTCTCGAACATTCAAAAGCGTTGCGAATCATCTCGCAATATTCTTTCTTAGATATCTTCATGTTTTTTCCTTTCTGACCTGCCATCATCAGTGCCGGGTGGTCACTCATCTTCCAATTCCTTCTCCATCCGGTTTAATACTTCTTCTGTAATACCTGCTGCCAGAAGCTCTCGGCCTCGTTTCTCATGCCATCTGAGCTGATACATGTACTGCCTGCGGCGATTCTTCACCTGCTGCTCATGCTTTGAAAGCTTCACATGATCCGATTCTAGTAACCTCTCAATTTCCTGTTCAACCTGTTCGTCTGTCATATATTCTCGTTTCATTCTTTCCTTCCTTTCCGGGAGGCCTGCCGCCTCCCTGTGCTCTATTTAATTTTCATCAATGACTCTGACAAGATCAAATCCGTTGTCATTGATATACTTTTCGACTTCTTTTTCTGTTCCGGCTTTTAATGTAAAGCCGCATGCCTTTGTGATTTTCTCTAAGTAATAAACG